CCGTCAACTACAGGTAAATTGATCTGTATGCTAGTGCTGTCGTGCATGCTTAACAAACCAGGATGATCATCTATCACAAAGTCCAGTTCAATAGTCTGAAATTTCAATAATAGGTACTTGGCATCAACAGGCGATTGGATCTTGGTTTCAATCACACTATCACCTTGACTTAATTCTACGAAATCTTTCACAACAAGATCTGCATAGGTAAATCGATCGTTGTTATACCATTTGGTTTTGTAGGTCTGCCTTTCCTGTGAGTTGGTCATTGTCATTCTTTCTACATTATGCACAAACTGCCATTTGTCGTCTGCGTACTGAAACAGCCGTTTGGGCACAAAGTCTATTCTCAAAAAGTAATCACCGTTGTCTGGTTCTTCTGGAAACTGTATACCCTGACCAAACGCACCGCCATTGGGCACAAATTCTCCGCCCAGCAGATAACCACTGTATCCTATTTTTGGCGGTGGTGCTGATGTAAAGTCTCCGCCTTGAGTTTGTTCAATCACAGCACTTCTTACGCCGTTTTCTTCTTGTACTCTGATCTGATAGTAGTGAGAAACGTCATATCCGCTCTGTGCAGCGTCTGATTCTGCTTGTTCTATTACTGCTTGATTGATCTGCATTTCTCGTTCAAATGTGCTTAACATGTCTCTGAGAGAATTGCCGCCGGGGTTGTCTTGTTCGGCAGGCAGGTCCAGTATATCTCTGTATTCTTGTGAATCCACAAGCTGTTTGAGTTTTAATCTATAAAGATGCGGATACCAGGTCATGGAAAATCCTTCTGCAGATCGAGTCACTTCGTCTATTACATAAAATCTCTTAATTGCAAAAGAAAAATCGTTGAGAGCATGTGGATCTTTCAGATGAGGCAGTTCTATAACATCTCCTGCTATGGGTTTTCTGCCCAAAGTTTTAACAGAACTATTGATATGCACCGTTAAAAACAGAGTATCATTGTCCAAAAACAATCCGAACTGTGAAAGATTGAAGTCTAGATCCTGCACATTGTATATGCCTCTCAACCTGTAAATGCTGGGATCGTATTTTCGGTCTCGATTTTCTAGAAACAGCAGATCCTGTATCTGAGTAGGATCAGTTCCGTCATACACAGGTTGGTCTGCTGTGCCTTCACCTTCAGTTGCACCGTCTGGTCCCAGATACTTGTGCAACATGATGTCAGTGCCGCCCACAGTGAAACTTTCACGCACAATTCGATCTGTGAATTCATAGTCGTTGCCGCGTTCTGGACGATATAAGCTAATTCTGGGGATTGCAGTTCTCCTGTTTAACATATTTAGCGATAAATACTGCAAGGAGAAACTTTATGTCTGATGCAGTTACACCAAAACAAGAAGTATTTGATTACGTGTTTAATATGCTTGGCGGCAATATGGTGGAAGTGGAATTGGATCCTAGCCACTACGAAACTGCGTTAACAAAAGCACTTACAAAATATCGTCAGAGGTCAGAGCATTCTGTGGAAGAAAGCTATATGTTTTTGCCTACAGTAATTGATCAAAATGAATATTTTCTACCAAAAGAAGTAATCGAAGTAAGAATACTGTTTAGACGCAGCATAGGTTCACGAACTGGCGGCGGCGATGGTGGCACGCTGTTCGAACCGTTCAACCTTGCCTACACAAACACCTATCTGTTGAGCAGCTCCAACATGGGCGGCCTTGCTACCTATGATATGTTTTCTCAGAGACAGGAACTGGTAGGCAGAATGTTTGGTTCGTTTATCGAATTCAAATGGAATAGCGTAACCAAAAAACTCACTCTTCTGCAACGCCCCAGAGCAAAAGAAAATCTGCTGCTATACACCTACAATTACAGACCAGACGAGAATCTGCTCACAGATTATCTTGCAGTTCAGTGGCTGAAAGATTATACACTAGCTACATGCAAATACATGCTGGGCGAAGCACGATCCAAGTTTTCTGTTATAGCAGGCCCCCAGGGCGGCGGTGCCCTCAACGGCGATTCTCTCAAAGCCGAAGCACAGCAGGAAATGGAAAAACTTGAAACAGAATTAATGACTCAGGTTGCAGGCGGATTTGGATACTATTTTACACGAGGTTAGATCTTGACTTTTTTCTAATTCGTGTTATAATATATGCATGATCATAGGAATTTGCGGGCTAATTGGATCCGGAAAAGGCACAGTTGCTGACATATTGGTTGAGCACCACGATTTTCAAAAACTATCATTTGCAGACAGTCTAAAAGACGGTGTTGCAGCAATGTTTGGCTGGCCTCGAGAACTGCTGGAGGGCGATTCGATCCAAAGCAGAGAATGGCGAGAACTGCAAGACGAATTTTGGACTCAGGAACTGGGCACACAAATCACACCAAGACTCGTGCTGCAGAAAGTGGGCACAGAATGCATGAGACAGGGATTTTATGATGGCATCTGGGTCAGCCTTGTAAAGCAAAAATTACAACAAAATCCTGCTGCTAATACAGTTATACCAGATGTAAGATTTCCAAACGAAATATCCATGATACACAATCAGGGCGGAATTGTTGTTGAGGTTCGACGGGGAGAACAACCTGGCTGGGCACAACAGTATAGGCAATCGAATATAGAACCTGTTGATATACATGCTTCAGAATGGGCCTGGATGCAGATGCCGTTAGATTTCATAATTCCCAACAACAGTACACTGGAAGATCTTAAAAATCAGGTGTCAAATCTCCTTGACGCCACTTAACACCTTCTTTTTGTAAAATTCTCTGACAGTTAGCACATATGGTTTTTAGGTTTCTGTATCTACAGTTTGATAAATCACCGTCTATGTGATAAACATTAAATTGTTCAGGATGTTTTGACGTAAAGCCGCACTTTTCACACACAGACTTTTTCTTATAGCCTTTCTTTTGCCAATTTGGTGCACCTTGCTTGCCGTTGGCACAGGAAACACATTTTCTCCTGTAAAAAGTCTTGCCATCTTTTTTATAATTTATTGCAGCGGGCTTTAAGCCGCATTCGCATAGTGGTCTCATGCTGTATTTAAACCTTTTCCATGCCTTTTTACCGGTTGATATTCGGGCAATTTTGCAAGAAGCTGCTAAATACACACAACAAATAGCTTCTTATAGGAGAAAACCATGGCATTAGTATCACCCGGAGTAGACGTTCGTGTTGTAGACGAAAGTTTCTTTACTCCATCAGGTGCCGGAACTACACCAATGATATTCGTAGTATCCGCAGAAAACAAACAGAATTCATCAGGAACTGGAGTAGCAAGAGGCACCCTAAAACAAAATGCAGGTGTTCCTTTCCTGCTTACTTCACAGAGAGATCTTGCAGACACGTTTGGAGATCCTGTATTCCAAGTTGATCAAAATAACAATCCTGTTCACGCAGGNGAANTNAANGAATACGGCCTACAAGCTGCATATTCTGTCTTGGGCGTTTCAAATAGAGCCTGGGTTACAAGAGCAGACATAGANCTAGGTGCTCTAGAAGCAACTACAATCGAGCCTGCTGCTAATCCAGCAGGCGGCACATATTGGCTAGACGTTGCTGCAAGTTCGTATGGTATTTTTGCATGGAATGGTGAGCCGGCCACAGAACAAGACGGTCAAACATTCCAAGCTGTAGAGCCAATTGTAATTACAAGTCCAGCAGACCTAACAGACGGCACGCTGGCAATAAACGGCATCGACGGTGATGTTCCAAAAGGCTCTGTAGGTAGTGTAGGTTCCTACGCAATTGTGTTTGCAGAATCCAATCTAATCAAAGTGTTCTACAGAACATCAGAAGGTATTTGGGTTCTGGTAGGCAGCGACAAGTGGGTCGACAGCTGGCCAACTGTGCAAGGCACCGTATCCAATCCGGATTTTGCAGACGGTGGACAGTTTGAACTTAACGACGTTGTTATTAGTATTGCTGACACAGATACAGTAGCACTTGTAAGAGACACCATTAATGACGCTGGAATCGATGGTATACGAGCTGCTGTAGTAAGAAATAGACTAACTCTGTTTTCAGACGGTAGCAGTCTAGCAGCAGATGACTCAACTGTTACTGGAGAAATCAGAATCGAAAATCCAACAGGCGGAGTATTAGAAGAGCTAGGAATTTCGGAAGGAACTTACTTTCCCCCTGCTCTGCAAATTTCGCCTCACACACAGGTACCTAGATTCAAAACTGCAGATCCAAAAAGCAGACCCACAGGTTCTGTGTGGATCAAGACCACTGAACCCGGCGGAGGTGCTCGTTGGAGAATGAGAGTGTTCAACAATGCTACTCAGCAATTTGAAGAAATTGATGCTCCTCTGTTTGCAGATAATGCAGAAGCACTGTTTCAGCTAGACAGAACACAGGGCGGTATTTCAATACCCAATGGTGCTGTGTATGTGAATTACAATGTAGCAGCAGATGAACCTCAGCTGGCTACTTTCAAAGCATATCGCAGAAACGGTGTGTTTCCTACTCAGGTAACCGGCACACCGGTAACTGGTATCACATCAAACGGAGACAGAAGCATAGAGTTTTCTGTAACTCAACCAGGTACATCAGGATTTACCACTGCTGTGCCTGCAAGTTTTACACCACAAGGTGACGAAGAAGATGCAGAAAGATTTGCAGAAGCTGTTAACAGTCTAGGCATAGACGGATTAAGTGCATCTGTTGATTCACAGAATAGAATCACCCTGGAGCACGCCACAGGCGGCGACATTAGATTTACAGATGACGGTACTAATCCTACACTAAGTGGCCTAGGATTTTCAGAGTCAACTGCTGGCGTAACTTTTGCTCCAGGCACAAACGGCAGCACAACACCATTAGAGCTACAAGCCAGCCTTTGGAGTGCAACGGCTCCGGGAACAGAAGATACATTTTACACAGCTTCTGCATCTGAAGTTACTGCACTAACAACAGACGGTAGACTTTGGTATAATTCAATAGTAGACGAAGTTGATCTAATGGTACACGACGGTGATACCTGGGTTGGCTATCTAAACGAATTCCCAGGCACAGATCCAGCAGGTCCTATAGTAAGTGCAAGCACGCCTACTAACCAAAGCAACGGAGATGAACTTGTGA